GGCAGTATAAAAAGAAGATATATTTGTGGAAACTTTAACTGATCGGTCTATTTTCCATTTACCATCAGACGCTCTTAAAATACTGTCTTTTGGATAAACAATTGATGGTTCTTGGCCAAAAAGAAAACGAAACAACAGTTTAAAAGAATTTTCAGAACCTTTTGCCTGATATAATGGCAAAATATTTTTAATCAAAAGGTCTTTATTTCCCTGTAAATCAACAGGAACTAATGACGCATATGTATTGAAAAAATATTGTTCAAACTCATCAATCGATTGGTCAATATCGAAAATTGTTTTTAGATTTTTAGCTTCGGTTATTAAATCGTTTTTGTTGGAACCCTGTTTGTTTTCCAAAAACTCATAGTATGCTTCCAAAAAGGTAGCAAAAAGAGGATATTCATCACGAACAAATTCAGGCAGTTGGCCTGAAACTAAAATAGATGTTTTTTTATCCATTTTATACTGGAACTATGTCTGTCGATATAGCTGTAGAATCAGCTTGGTCGATTGTTATAATTGTATTTCTAACCGATGAAATTATACCATCTTCAGATTCAATACTTATACGAACAATGCCATCGGAGGTCAACGAAGATAGAATTCTCAAATTACTAATAATAACTTCTCCAGTATCATAATCAATTGTTCCAGCATTAGAATTGATAACCTGTCTTTCAGCTAGTTCATTAAAGTAAACAGTTCTAAGTGTTCCAAAACGACCATCAAGAACAGCTATAGCTTCAGCGCCAAAACCATCGCCGCCAGTAAATGTGATTATAGCCTTCGTGTAATTGATTCCACGATTTGTAATTGTCACCGAAGTTACTTTACCATTCACAATTGTAGCCACACCCGTTGCACCAAAACCATCACCAGTAATTGTGACTATTGGCGCAGAAACATAACCATAACCGGGATTTGTAATATTGATGGATGATATGCCTGTATAAGATTCTGGCACTTCTTCAATAATAGCAGTCCTTGTTGTGCCTAAAGAATCATTTACCGTGAATTCGGTTGAAACAAGGCGATTTAAAATCGTGCCACGGTGTAGTTTTGCGTTAAATTTTACTTCATAAGTTTTGCTATTGTTTAGATCAGGTTCAAATCTTTTTTCCAGTCTTAAAACAGTTTCAGAACCAACAATCGAATTCAAATCAACACCATCAACTTTATCTTGCAATTTAGATAATACAAATGTTGAATCAAATCTATTTAAATTTAAATCAGCATATGAAAAAATAGCGGAACGAATTAAATTTTTAATTTGTTCATCAGTCAAAGAAGTTTTTTTGCGGTCAAGCAAAACTTTATTTGCTAACTTTAAATACAAATATTCTGGATCACGTATTTCAGCGCTGATTGCTACGATTGATTTTGGATTTATAATTTCTTCAATGATTCTTGTTTTTTCAGATTCAGTTAAGAAATAATTTGTTTTTGGTTTAATAGAGATAAAAACTTTACCATAAACAGGCGGTGTCTCATCTTGTCCACCCCAAACTGAAACCGAATCTACAGCGCCATATGCTGTTTTAATGTAACTCTCATAATCTTTTGTTGTTACCAATCTATTTTGTGTAGCAAACTGAAGAGTTGAATTCAGTTTAATACTGTCGGTAGATTCTCTTTCTGAACCACCAGCCGACTCTCGAACAGAGGTTATATTGTATGTCGTATATGGAGAAACAGAAGATGATGCAACAAAATTATTTGATTTGTTCGAAGCAGAACCAGAAGTTACAAGATAACTCATGTTGACAATGTTACCATCAGTCAATTTTTTGCCGATGTAGTTGTCGCCAAAATAAATTTCGTATTTGCCATCTTGTGCTTCTTGCAAGAAATAAACTTCAGAATTTGATGTTACATTTAAAACATCAGTGCCTAAACTGTAAGTTGCAGATGAAAGGTTGCTCGAAGAAACTTGAACAGTAATGATAATGGAAGTTGTATCGACATTAGCATCAGGAATCGGAAAAACAGCTTTTGGATTTGTTGCAGAATTATAGGTGTAATCGTAACTTATCAATTCGCCTTCATAAATGCTCAAATTTCTAAAAATAAAATCAGATCCAACTTTATCTACAGTTGTGTCGGTCAAAAGTGTGTAGTTATAAGTTGAATTATCTAAAAGATTGGTTCTAAAATTAAAGCCTCTTGGAAGAGTTAAAGAATCTGCGGTATTCGAACCAGTTGGAATTGTCAAATCAATGATAGCTCGTGGTGCAGTTGTAGATTGCGGCACATAACCCAAACTCTTAGCATGAGACACCACAGAACTGCGAAGAACAGCGGTATCCATGAACGATTCATTGGCAACCATGTTCAAATAGTAAGCATTGTAATGGGTATTATATGCGAGAACATCCAGAAGAACATTCAAGCCAGAAGCTTCAAAATCATAGTCAGTAAACTCCGACTGAGACTTCAAATAGTTCTTCAGGTTTGTTTTAATCGTGTCAAAATCTAGGTCGGTGACCGTTAAACGATTTGTTGCCATTTATCGTGTTCTCTCTAGTAAAAAGCTTACTGTAACCGGATTCGTTTGATTTACTATGTAAAAATACATTTGTACGCTAAAAGCATTATTGTCTACATCTGGAATCACTGAAACGCTAATCAGATTAACTCTCGGTTCGTAATTTTGAATTGTTTGTTGTATTTCTCTTTCGATAGCTGAAGCGGTAACAATATCTACAGTTTCAAACAAAAGTTTTCTCACATTTGATCCGTAGTCTGGATTAAATGGTTTTTCGTAGTGGTTTGTTAAAACCAAGTTTTTAATTGCATTTATTACGGCAACCTGGTCTAAATTTTTGTTGATATCCTTCTTCAAAGGATGAATCGTAAAATTTAGATCCAGGTCTTTAAATTGACGAGCTATATTTGTTCTGATTGTTGCCATCGTCTATTTATGCCAGTTTAAGAGGTGATGACTTTAGTCAATGTTCTTCTATGGTTGGTTCCGTCAAAGTTAATTGTATAAGTGTAAGAGCCTGTATTTGTGATTGTAGTGTTGGCAATCAGAGAATATCCATTTGGCAGCACAAATCCTGTGCCTGAAATATTTGGCCCAGAATAGGTGTAAGCGGTATTTGGCTTGGCGCCGAACACACGAATATCAAACGGCGAGTTTGTTACGATAATGTCGGGATTACTGTTCACAATCTCATTATACAGATTTGAATCATCAACAAGGCCACGATCAATACCAATTGTAATGGTTCTTTGTTGTCCGTCTTCCGTTGTTACCAAGAAGGTAGAAACATTTGGGAATTCAACCAGAGGTTTAACATTAGCATACCACAACACCGAATCATTTACATTTATTACATTTGGTGTACTGGCCTGATACAACTGAACATTCATATGAGTATTGCTGTTTGTACTCAAAGAGTTGGTTGTTTCAATAACACTTACAATGTTGAGTGAGTTGGCACTTAGGTTTCTAAACGTCCATTTTTCGGTGCCGGTTGCTGCAGGATCTACAATTGCATACGGACCATTAAATTCATTAATCATTGGCCTATTTGTCGAGTTACCAACATTTTGTGAAATATCACCAGGTAACAGTATACCAGCAGTCGATACATTACTGTAACCCTTAACACGTATTTCAATACCAGGATTAATCGTAATCAATCCATAATCAACCGTATTTCCTGTCGTGAGACTTCTAAATTGAACAGAGACATTGAACGATTCTCCATTGGATATGGAATTTGTTGGATCATCAAGTACCGCAATTAAACTTGCACTAGAACCTCCAAGCGCCTGCACATTAAGAGTTGGCACTGAAGTATAAGCACCACGAGAGGTAATGTTAACTGTAGTAATAGCGCCAGTAATTGAATTAACATTGGCACGAATTGTGGCGGCAATATTATCTGTGCCGCCACCGGTGATTACAACAACGCCATTGGAATAACCAGTGCCAGTGTTAGCAATTGTAACAGACTTAATACCCAATCGTTTTGTAGAATCGTCAACAATCACATCAACTTCTGAATTCAAGAAGTTAGAAACTGATTCTGCATTGGAGTAGTAGTACACATTATCAGAAATATTAGTGACTTGTATAATTCTTGTGCCAGACCAAACACCATTAAGTGTGTTGAAAATAATGGCGCCAGTATTAACATTGAGTGTGCTATCGCCAACTGTAACAGTTAATGTTTCTAAATTATATTTTTCAATATATTCATCCAATGTAAGTATTGGTGAAGTAGATTCACCAGGAGTCACATCATTAGCCGTTGGTGGCGTGCCCTGATCAAACACGGTTTGTATTAGAGTGTCAGTTGGTTCGGCATTCAAAACAATGTTTTCTAAGTCTTCATCACTCGAAATAACTTCACCAGTTTTTTTGTTGTAAACAGTTACGAAACCATTTGGCGAAACAATCACTTGTTCTTCAAATGGTTTGGGATTGTCTGGTGTGTTGGCACTTTGTAAGAGTTTTTCCGTACCAACAAAATTATTAACCATAAAATTCTGAAACTCACCGCCATTATTCAGACTATCAAAACCTTCAAACTCATCAATTACAGCTTGGCTTTTTATCCAAAAATTCTCATCGTGTGTTCTTCGTGTTTCAAAAAGAATTTTTAAACCTTTTAGTGTATCTGTAATCGTTGTTATCTGACTGTTTGATAAATTTGATGTATAAGTCGTAACAGGACTTTCACCAAATGTTGTAGTCTCAATAGTGATGCTGTTTGCAATTAAACCAGGATACGGTGCAAT